AGCTTGAACAACAGGGTCGCATCATGGTTAAACAACTTAAGAACAGATACAACGAAACCGCTGCCTCACGAAAATTCATGGTGGGAATTGACAGATCCAAGATGAGGCTGTATGATGTAGCGGAAGATGCTTCTGACATCAACATTAATGAAGAGAACCCTGGTGAAGAGTTCTCACAATTTGCACAAACACAAAACCGACTATCTAAATTTGCTGAGTGGAATGTATGACTATTAAATTTGAACGCTATGAAGAATTTGTTTCAGCAGTTACTTCAGAGGCTTCTACAAACTTTGTTGACTTTGCTGATCGTATCGGGGATCTTGATCGACAAGGTGCCAATATTGAGAGACTTCTTACTGCTGGTGTTGGAATTAATGCTGAGGGCGGTGAGTTCCTTGAGATCATTAAAAAAATGGTCTTCCAAGGAAAACCGTGGAACGAAGATAATCGTGAGCATCTTATCATTGAGTTGGGTGATGTTATGTGGTATGTTGCTCAAGCTACAATGGCACTTGATATATCCTTCGATGAGGTAATTGAAACTAACGTCAACAAACTCAAGAAGCGTTATCCAGGTGGTGAGTTCAATGTTCATAACTCGGAAGTTCGTGCTGCTGGCGACAGATAATGTTCAGTCTCTGGATCCACCTACGAGCATTCTTTTCTGTTGTAGTGGTGAGTTGTGCTCACCCTGTCAACTGGGAGCATTGTGTTCGTGTGGACCAGTGGCTCTTGCCAGAAGTCAAGGAAGGGTATAGACTATGGACAGGACAAACGCACCCCTATCAAAATGAAAAAGATTATCTCGACCTCCCCTCTAAATAGTTAGACGGGAGGTTTTTTTATGTCTAAGCAAATAGATTTATCTGGAATCGGTGGTGAATATAAAAAAGCAATTTATGACGTTATGGATTCACTTGGCAATGAAGAGTTTTCTTTTTATGAATTTGATATAACAAAAATTGCTGATCCAACTAGTAGAGCAAAAATTTTCTTTGCTCTTAAAGTAATTGTTCCAAGGGCAAAGAGAACAAAAGCAGCGTCTATGATTGGACAAAATGTATCCGCGAAAGGATATACTGCTGTTGATACTAAAGGAACTGGAAATCAATTAGACATTGATGTTAGTGGTAAAATTTTAAGAATTGATATTAAACCTCAAGGTGGTGGGTCTGGCGGTGGCGCTGCAGAAACTGCGAGGAATGAATCAGCACAATGCCTCTATGCTGCCCTTGCTTTCAATGTGTATCGTGGAACAATAGATGAAGACCTTCCTGTTTCTATAAGTGATCTTGAGAAAGCATCAAAAACGATTGATGTTGATGTTCCTTTTGAGAAATTACTTCCAGATGAATTGTCAAGAGAATGGCAGATATCTTCTATTAGGGGAGCAAATAAATTATGGGAAACGTTTCATAGTTCTGGAAAAAGTTATGTTTTTTGCAGAGGCGGCGGACCAGACGATAAAGAAATTAAAAAAGCATATCAACGAGCTAGAAAAAGTATGATGAAAGACCCTGATATTAGGGTAGTTTTTTCTTCTGAAGACAAATGGAATCCAGCGGATATCTGGATGGTATCATCTACAGTCAATGTAAGTGAGTTAGATGATTACAAAACGGTTGATACAATAAATGAATTCATAAAAGAAAAATATAAAGAAAGAGAACTGATTGGTGTTTCTCTTAAGAAAATAAAAAATCAAGCAAAATTAAAAATTTTGAACTATGATCCAAATGATAAGATGAAAGAACTTGAAGATGTTAAGTGGGGACAGTACTGGGTAAAATTTAAAAATCCTAAACTCGTTGGTGGCGAAGATGCCTTTCCAATGGATGTTTATCTTTATTGGAAAAAAGGTGGTGGAGAAGGAGATAGGTTTCAATCAAGAAATTTTGGTGGATCGTCATCTCCATCTTGGCAGATAGAAAAGAAAGGATCATCAGCAGCACAGGGTCGTTGTGGTGGCGGAAGTATTGTTGAAATTCTAAAATCTCTTGACGTTTCTTACACTGGCATTACAACTGGTTGGAATAATAAAACATTTTGGAACGATTGTAAGCCAACAAATAAATCCAAGAAGGGTGCTATTAATAATGAATTGGTTGAATTACTTGAAAAATACTGTACATCAGCAAAAGCGGGATATCCTGGAGATGTGCAAGCAAAAATTGAGGTTGCCAATAAAAGTCAATCTTACAGATATAGTAAGTTGATGGGTCTTCGTTTATTGGATTGTATTTTAACTTCTGGTAAGGGAGATGAAATTATGAAAGCACTATATTCTTATGCTGGATCTCAAACAGATAAGTCATCGGTTCATGTAAAACTGATGGACTGATGGACACTTCGCAAACTGTCCTATACTTCTCAACCACCAAGTAAAATCGTGTATCATAGATAGATGGCAAACGTCAAACAACTCAAGCACCTAGAGCACTTGGAAGATGAGATGCTGAACTATGGCGTTGATGGATGTAAGGCAGCAGTATCATTTCTCAAGGAACTGAGGAAGATGTTGGGTCAGCAGGAGAGCAGTGGTTTCATGCAAACCAAATGGGACGGCGCACCTTCTGTTGTCTGTGGTGTTGATCCTTTGTCTGGCGTATTTTTTGTCGGCACTAAGTCCGTATTCAACAAAACTGAACCTAAACTATGTGCTACTGAAAGTGCTGTAGATGAATATTACTCTGGAGACCTTGCTGAGAAACTAAAGTTTTCTCTACGCTACTTTAGTAAGTTGGGTATCAAAGGAGTTATCCAAGGAGATTTATTGTATACAGATTCTACCGTAAATACAGAGGTGGTTGATGGAGAGAGACTATACACATTTCGACCAAACACTATTACTTATGGCATCCCTACTGACCACGATATTGGTAAACAAGTTGGGAGATCTAAGATTGGAGTAGTGTTCCATACGCACTACACTGGCGATTCTCTTGCTGAGATGCAGGCAAGAGCTGGTGCTCCTATTAATACATTCAATAAAATTACTGAATGTGCTGTGATTCCTAATGATACACCTATGGATAGGGTTGGGTTTTCTAAATCAGAGATAAGAAAATTCGACAACTATATTACTAAGATTGAACGCATGTGTGGTATCTGTGGCAATTTCTTAGATGAATTAGTTGCCAAGACAGGTACTACTGGTGATGCTAAATTTCACATCGCATCTTATCTCAAGCAGTTCTTTAATAATGAGATCAAGAATGCTCGTAGTATCTCCAACATCGATGAGACGATGTATGATATGTTGAACTTCTATGAAGAGAAAACAAGTAAAGAACTTGCCAAGATCAAGACAGTTGCGAACCTGACTAAGAAGAGAGAACTTGTATATGGTAGTCAGAACTACGTAGTAGATAATGTATACAAGTTCAAAGCAATGCTTACTTTGTATAAAGAACTGCAAGCAGTCAAGCAAATGGTTATAGATAAACTGGACCACCTGGAAGAGTTTAGAACATACGTTCAAACTGAAAAGGGATATAAGGTTACAACTCCTGAAGGATATGTTCTTCACAAAGATGGCAGCATGATTAAGTTTGTTAATCGCCTGGAGTTTGCATACAATAACTTCACCCTACAGAAGCAATGGCGTTAAATTGTAATACTTGCTACTTTACATTTGGTAGGTTTCAACCACCTACCACAGGACACAAAGATAACTTTGATGGGGTGAAACGTATCGCAGGTAGTCATGACTATCGGATCTATATCTCTCAGACGTTTGATACTAAAGGTAAGAACCCCTTACCACCTGATCGTAAATTGTATTACATGAACTTGATGTTTCCAGAACATCGTGGTAAGATAATGTCAGGACCCAAAGATCCTGTTGCTATTATGCAAGACTTAATGTTGGGGGGATATAATGAAGTTGTATTTTTAGTTGGATCTGATCGTGTTAGTGCGATGCAGTTCTTACACAAATACAATGGCAAAGACTTCTCGTTCAGAAAGATCGAGATACAATCTTCTGGTAGCAGAGATGCTGATGGAGATACCTTTGCTATTTCTGGAACGAAGATGAGACGTGCGGCATTTGCTAACGACTTTAAAACATTTCGTTCTGGTATTCCCAAAGCATTGAATGACAAACAGTGCCAGAAAATGATGGAAGAGATACAAGAAAATCTACCTGCGAATTTTAAATGAAAGATTTCAAGAAACTACGAGAAGAAGCACTACGGCAACAACAGAGACAGGAAGAAATATTTAAAGAAGGTGATGCTGTTATGTCATCACGTACAGGAGAGAAGGGACATCTTCATAGAGTAGGCGGAAACTATGCTATCGTAATTTCTGAAGAAGGTAATATGTTTAGAGAATGGATTAGGAATATTAGATCTATAAATAATACGAGAAGAACCTCCTTGTTAAACGATGAAGTATCAGAAGACAGTCAATAGCGTTAACAATAATGACGAGTTTTCGTCTGAGTTGATGGAAGCATATGGTAAATGGATGGGTGGAGACACCTTCCAGAATACTACCATTAGCGAAGCAGCATTTGATGGTATGCCACAGCAGTCCAATGGTGCTGAAATTGAAGACACTACGGTAAAAGCAAAGAAAGCAAAGAAAACGGTCAAGAAAGAAGAAGTAGAAGTTCTTGAGCGTGAAGAGTATGAGATCGATGGCGAGATTTATGTCATCGAGAAAGTAAAGATGGATGGCGTTGATGACAACGGCAACACCTCATGCTGGAAAGGATATAAGAAGCAAGGCACCAAGAAGAAAGGTGGTAAAGAAGTTAACAACTGTGTAAAAGCAGGTGTTGAATATGAAGGTGATGAACTCACTGAAAAGAAACTTGACCCCGTAGGTAAGGCAGATGCTGACATCGACAATGATGGCGATGTAGATAAGTCTGACAAGTATCTCCACATGCGTCGTAAGAAGGTCTCCAAGATCATTGGTATGTCAAAGAAAAAATGAAAACATTTAGACAACTTCGTGAAGATTGTGGCAGTAGTTGCCCCAAAGACTGCAAGAAGAGTTGCTGCAATAAAAAAACCAAGAAAAAAGAAAAGAGCACTGTAGAAGTCATGCCTACTGTTAATGACGGACAGAAGGGCATGGTTACTAAACCTACTAATGAGTCAAAGAACTATCAGGGTCCTTTGTATGCTCCATGGTCTGCTGTTGTTAAAGGCAGAGGTTTTGATCCGCTAGAAGAATCTTTTGAAACTGGTGTAGCAAAAGCAAGACGCGACTACCGTTCTGGAACACTTTTAAATTTTAAACAGTTCATGTCAAAATTGACATCTATTTTAGACGAGTGGGAGAAATAAATAGTTCATGCTCTATGACATGAACCAATGTTATCCTTTCTACTTCCACTAGCATCCAAAATTATTTCTGATGCTGTTAATAAAATTCCAGAAAATGAAGAACTGGGCGAGAAACTTGTTGAGATCTGTCTTGCTATTCTTGCTAAAGCAGTTAAGTTAACTAAGACTGACATGGACGATCAACTTCTAGAAGTTGTATCGAAAGCGATTGCTGCTCGCAAAGATTCTTGAGAATATAAATAACCATTAGGAAAATAAACGCTGAATAAACATGTCTCTATACGGAAGAACTGACAGCAATGCAAATAAAACCAAAGCTGGTGTAGGCATTGCAGCGTCAAGTCAAGCAAAAACTACAGTCTTCGTTGACGAGACTGAAGCACAACTAAACGAAACCAAGTCCCGTGGTATCACTGGTCCTGGTTGGTGGTCTTATTTCACCTATACTGATTCTTCTGGCGCAACCCGTCATAAGGCAGAGCAACTTATTTTTGTTGCTAATCCTGATGGCACAGAAACTCAGGCAGATGACACTATCGCAGCAGACGTAGCATCGGCAGTTACCATTACGGTTCAACCTGCTAACTCTACATCTTCCTCTGGTGCTGGTACTTACACCCTCACCACTACAACAACAGGAACACCTGGAGCACTTGCATATCAGTGGCAGCGTCAGACTGCAGGCGGTAAGCGTTGGACTAACATCACTGCTTCTCTTGACACTGGCATTACCTATGCAGACTTCACGACAGCAACTCTTGCTTATAGTGCTCTCGCTGCTGATACTCTGGATGGTAACAAGTTTAGAGTCAAGGTCACCTCTGCGGGTGGTACTGAAGAAGTAATGTCTGATGGTGCAGCAACACTAACCTTCGGAAGTTGATGAATGAACTTCAATGAATTGACGCCAGACAACTGGCTCTTCTTTGCTATTCAAAATTATAACAACCCGTCGTCAGTAACTTATAGTGATTTTGAAGAAGACTTAAAGAGATTTAAGTATATCAAACGATTACTAAAACGATATGAGACGACGGGTGAGTTAAAAACACATCTTATTTTAAATCATGTGATTGTATTATATAATGTGTTTGGTGACGCAGCAACTCCGTTGTTGTTTTACAAGACAGAAGCAACATATTGGAAACAGATTACTGCTTTCATGTTGTTTCTAAATAGATTACCACTTAACTTTACTGATGCTGACGAAGAATGTCTAAAAAGTCTGAATCTAATTTAAATGAAATGATGGCAGGAGACGGTTCTGGTCTTCAATTGCCACCTGCTTTTGTTATGGTGAATCCTAGACAGCACCGTAAGTATAAAAAGAACAACCAAGACAAAGTTGATGGGCGCACATCCGGCGCTCGTACCCTCTTCGATCGTATACAAAAAAGAAAAATGAAAGAACAACTAGAAACACAAATTGACGAAGCAATTGTGTCCGATACAGAGAGGGCACAGAAAGTTATCCAACAGGGTAAGAAATTGAATCGCCAGAAAGAAATGCAGAAAAAGCGTAAAGAGGCGAAAGAAAAAATGATGAATAAGTCTGGTGAGATGGATACTCTCATGAAGGCACGTATGTCTGACTTTAAAAAGAAGGCAAAGGATCAAGAAAAAAAGGTCCAACAAAAAAATTCTTATGAACCCACAGGTGAAATTATGACTGAAAATCAAGATGTAGTTCAAGTTGCATTAGACGTTGCGACATCAGAACTCAATCCACAAGGTGAAGGATCGTTTGCCAAGGTACAATTTGGCGATGGATCTACACAGAACCTTGATAACTTCTCAGCAAAACGTATTGCTGCTTGCTATGCTCAACTAGATGATAGTCATAAGCAACAGTTCCAGTATCTGCTGAACAAAGATGCTTCTTCATATCAAACTGCACTTAATTTTGCAGTAAGGAATGTATAAATAAGTATTAATACTTACACTTAAATGTAGCACATATGGCATTCGGTCTTGGTAGATTAGCAGTATTAGAATCAAAACTCGATATTTATGAAGACCTCTCCAAAGAGATGCTTGACAAGCTTGAAAGAGCAGTTGGAACAATCTCGGAGAACAGCAACAGAGTTGCTGTAATCTTGGAGCGCCACGAAAATCGTTTGGATGAATCTGAACGTGCCGATAAACTTATCATCGGTATGCTGGAAGAGATGAAGGAAAGACATGATAAGGATCATGAAGTGGTTCAGAATAGGATCAGTAAGATCCAGAAGAAAGTGGATACCAACGCAAAGTTTGTTATCGGTGCAGGAGCAGTCCTCGCGACCCTTGTGGCAGTATTACAAGTGGTTCCACCTCTCGTAAAATTGTTGACACCCCAAGCAAACGCTGCTATTATAAGACCAGCGAATCCCTAGTAGTGAATGTCATTCATTGACGTAAAGTATATACAACTAGTATCCTCTCGTTTGACTCTTTTTAGTCGCAAGAAGGCAGACCTGTATAATTTCAGGTGTCCTTACTGTGGTGACTCACAAAAGAGGAAGAATAAAACGAGGGGATATCTTTTTAAAATCAAGAATGACTTTGTGTTTAAGTGCCATAACTGTGGCATGGGTAGAACACTTTCTAATTTTTTAAAGGACCAGGATATGTTTCTCCATGATCAATATGTCATGGAGAAATTTAAAGATGGTAGGACTGGTAAGGGAACTACAGTACCCAATCCTAAGTTTGAATTCAAAGCACCAAAGTTTGCTAAGAAAGATACAAATCTTGAAAAGATTTCTTCGCTAAATATATCTCACCCGGCAAGAGAATATCTTGAGAACCGAGGAATCAAAGATCTAGATTACTTCTACTATTGTCCCAAGTTTAAAGCTTGGACAAATGAGCAAAAGAAGATGTTTGATACCCTTAGACAAGATAGTGCTCGCATTATTATTCCATTCCGAGACAAAGAAGGTAACCTGTTTGGATACCAAGGCAGATCGCTCGCCCCTAAGGCAAAACTAAGATATATAACGATCATGCTAGACGAAGAACACCCAAAGATCTTCGGACTGGATAAAATACAAGACGACAAACCTGTATACATTGTGGAAGGACCATTTGATGCTACCTTCCTCAGTAATTCTGTTGCTATGGCAGGATCTGATGCTGATGTTAGAACATTTGGTTGGAACAATTACATCTGGGTATTTGATAATGAACCACGCAACAAAGAAATCGTCAACCGAATCTCTAAAGTTATTAGCAAAGGGGATAAGGTAGTCATTTGGCCAAAGAAGATACAGGAAAAGGACATAAACGATATGTTCCTTGCTGGACACGACGTTCAGAACATGGTAGACTCTAATGTCTATGCTGGATTAGAAGCAACCCTTAAATTAAACGACTGGAAGAAAGTATGACAAACGGACATGGTATTAAAGTTCAGAAGCGAGACGGCGCTGTAGAGGCGTTGAACCTTGATAAGATCCATAAGATGGTAGAAGAGGCATGTGAGGGTCTAGGGGGCGGTGTGAGTGCCTCTCAGGTGGAAATGAGTTCGGGTCTCCAGTTCTTTGATGGAATTAAGACAAGCGACATTCAAGAAATCCTTGTTCGCTCTGCTAGTGATTTGATTAGTTTGGACAATCCTAACTATCAGTTCGTTGCTGCTCGCTTACTTTTATTCGCAGTTCGCAAGCAAGTTTTTGGACCTGATTGGGTTCAAGGTTATCCTACGGTGTTGGATCACGCACAGAAATGTGTTTCAACTGGTGTGTATGATGATAGTATCTTGCGTAAATATACTCAGGAAGAGTGGAACAAGATTGATTCCTATATGGATCATGATCGTGATATGTTGTTTACATACGCTGGTCTTCGCCAGGTTGTAGATAAGTATCTTGTTCAGGATCGTAGTTGTGGTGAAATGTATGAGACTCCTCAATACATGTACATGATGATTGCGGCAACTCTTTTCCAAAATTATCCTACAGAGACTAGACTGGATTATGTCAGACGATACTACAACGCAATCAGCAAGCACAAGATCAACATCCCAACGCCAATCATGGCGGGAGTTCGGACACCGCTCCGTCAATTTGCATCTTGTGTTCTCGTTGATGCTAATGACTCCCTCGATAGTATCTTTAGCAGCGATATGGCTATTGGTAGGTACGTCGCACAAAGGGCTGGTATCGGTATTAACGCAGGCAGAATTCGTGGCATCAATTCTAAGATTAGAGGCGGCGAGGTACAACACACAGGCGTTGTCCCCTTCCTTAAAAAGTTTGAAAGCACTGTCAGATGTTGCACTCAAAACGGCATCAGAGGTGGTTCTGCTACAGTTCACTTTCCTATCTGGCACCAGGAAATAGAAGATATTATTGTTCTTAAGAACAATAAAGGAACAGAAGACAATCGAGTGAGGAAACTTGACTACTCAATCCAAATTTCAAAACTTTTCTACGAACGTTTCATTGCGAATGGAGAGATTAGCCTCTTCTCACCGCATGACGTACCAGGTCTCTATGATGCTTTTGGTACTGATGCATTTGACGCTTGCTATGTGGACTATGAATCAGATCAGTCTATTCCAAGAAAGACTATCGGGGCACAAGAACTCTTTCTAGATATTCTGAAAGAGAGAGCAGAGACCGGTCGTCTTTATTTGATGAATATTGACCACTGTAACTCACATTCATCTTTTAAAGACAAAGTTTACATGAGTAATCTTTGCCAAGAGATCACACTTCCTACTAAACCATTAGAGCATATTGATGACCCTAATGGTGAGATTGCTTTGTGTATTTTGTCTGCTGTTAACATAGGTAAAGTATCAAAGAAAGATGAACTAGAAGAAATTTGTGATCTTGCTGTTCGTGGTCTGGAGGAACTGGTAGATTATCAGGAGTATCCAGTAGAAGCAGCAGAATTGAGCACCAAGAATCGTAGATCTCTTGGTATTGGTTATATCGGACTCGCACATTACTTAGCAAAACAAGGAGAACACTATGATGATCCAAAAGCATGGAAACTCGTCCACGACTTGTCTGAATCTTTCCAATATTACTTGCTCAAGTCAAGCAACACCATCGCTAAAGAGAAGGGCAAGTGTGGATATTTTGATCGAACCAAGTATGCAGACGGTATCCTCCCAATCGACACTTACAAGCGTGATATCGATGAGTTCTGTGGAACGGAGTTGAATCATGATTGGGATTCTCTTAGGACATCTATCGCCACCTACGGACTCAGGCACTCAACACTGTCTGCTCAGATGCCATCAGAAAGCAGTTCCGTTGTGTCAAACGCAACAAATGGAATCGAGCCACCTAGAGCCTTTCTGTCCACTAAAAAAAGCAAAAAGGGACCACTCAAACAGATCGTTCCTCAGTATGGTAGTCTCAAGAATAACTACACTCTTCTATGGGATATGAAGGGTAATGATGGATACATCAAAATTGTTGCTGCCATGCAAAAGTTCTTTGATCAGGCAATTTCTGGCAACTGGAGTTACAATCCAGAGAACTATGAGAACAATGAGGTTCCAGTATCTGTCATGGCAGGTGATTTCCTGAAAACTTACAAGTATGGATGGAAAACTTCTTATTACCAAAACACATATGATAACAAAGATGATCTGCAGGAACCAATAGAGGAGAAAAAAGAATCTATCGAAGACTTATTATCCCAAATTCTAGAAACCGAGGAGGAAGACTGTGACAGTTGCAAAATTTAGAACAAATAATCAAATGCGTAGTCAAGTAGATGGTATGACAGTATTCAATACAAGTATTGTTGACAGCACCAAGCAAAAAATGTTCTTTGGACCCCCTCTTGGGGTTCAGAGATACGATAAGTTTAAGTATCCTGTGTTTGATAAACTTACACAGCAACAACTAGGTTATTTCTGGCGTCCTGAAGAGGTATCTCTACAGAAAGATCGCGCTGACTATCAAATTTTAAATGATGCACAGAAACACATCTTCACGTCGAACCTTAAGTATCAAATCCTCCTTGACTCCGTACAAGGTCGTGGTCCTGGCATGGCTTTCATGCCTTATTGCAGCCTACCCGAACTTGAGGGTGCCATGAACATTTGGCAGACCATGGAGATGATCCATAGTCGCTCCTACACCCACATTATCAAGAATGTATATGCTGATCCTTCTGATGTCTTTGATAAAATCTTAGATGATGACAGGATTCTTGCTAGAGCACAGTCAGTTACTAGTGCTTATGATGAGTTTCTACAGGCAGCACAGGAATGGGGTGCTGGTAATCAATGGGAACATGCTTTGGATGAAGTTCCAACAGCACAGATAGAACTTCGTGAACTCAAGCGTAAATTGTATCGTGCTGTGGTCAATGTCTATATTCTAGAAGGTATTCGTTTCTACGTATCATTTGCTTGTTCGTTTGCTTTTGGTGAACTCAAACTTCTCGAAGGATCTGCTAAGATTATTGGTCTCATTGCTAGAGATGAGAGTCAACACATGACTATTACCAAGAACATTATCAAAAAGTGGTTGGAAGGTGATGATCCTGAGATGGTTGAGATTGCTAAGGAAGAGGAAGAGAATGTCTATCAGATGTTCCGTGAGTGTGTAGAAGAAGAGAAGTCTTGGGCAGAGTATTTGTTCCGAGATGGATCTCTTATTGGTCTTAATGACAAACTTCTTGCTAAGTATGTTGAGTGGACTGCTAATCGTCGTCTAAAGTCTATTGGATTGAAGGCAATCTTTGATACTCCTGTTAGTAATAACCCTCTTCCATGGACAGAGCACTGGTTATCTTCTAAAGGTATGCAAGTTGCTCCTCAGGAAACAGAAGTAGAATCATATTTAATTGGGAGCATTAAGCAAGATGTTGAAAAAGATACGTTCGCTGGTTTTCAGTTGTGACAAACTACTCTTTACCTGGTTGGAGGGAAGACCTCCTACAGACAAATCTACCCAGTCAGGAGGAGAGAGATCTCCTCTCAAGGGGTCCGTCAAGTCTAGCAAAAGCATTTCAACTACAGGCAATAAAATACAAATACGTGACCCATGGGATTAATAATTGACGATCTTGCTAAGATTATTCGTAAGCATCAAAAAACTCTACCATGTGTAGAGCCATTAGATGTTGATGATAAATTTGAAAAAGTTTATAAGGAAACTGAAGATGGAAATCTAAACATTCATAATGAAATGTTTAGTTGTACTGGTTTACGCAAGGTACACTTAGAGATTGCTACTCTAGGACCACTTGATATCTTACATTGTATCTGGTATCCAGATCCTGAGTTTAATTTGCCAATCTTTGGCGCAGATATTGTTGCTAATAACAATAATGTTAGTGCTGCTATCACAGATATCTCTCCCGTAGATGGTATCGGTCATCTAATATATGATGATATTGCTGACATCAGTAGATTTTTTAGTTTTGAGAATAACAGGGATGTACCTTCATGGGGCAACATCTTTTCTCCATACTGTAAGTTTGCTAGTCTGAGAACAGACGATGAAAGAAATACTTTCTGTCGTGTTGTTGATCAATATCTAGATGTATATGCTGGTGCTGTATGGAGATCTGATAGAGATAACTATGGAGCAGATTTAAGATACGACGGGCAGATACAATACTGTAAAAATCAAAAACTTAACGACAAAACTAGACGCATCCTTGCCAAATATTTTGGTGACGTGTGGGCTAATGATTATATCAATCAGATCTTATTTGACGAACCATAAATATTAGAGGTTAAATCATGAGTATGTGGCAGAAAATAAAGAGTATCCAAATCCCTGGATCTATCATGGCAGCGTCTTTGACGGGTCTCTTATTGGGGACAACTATGGTTTTGTTTACAAAATTACCTGTAGCACCACCAACCGTTCCTACATCGGTAGAAAATACTTCTGGCAAAAACGAAAGCCTAGAAGTAATAATACTACTGGCAAGCGGCGAAGAGTTACAAGTGAGAGTGACTGGAGAAAGTACTTTGGAAGTTGTCCAGAGCTTAAAGAGGATATTAAACAGTATGGACGGGAGTCTTTTGCTAGAGAAATCCTCTCCTTACACACCACACCAGGACGAGTCAACTACGAGGAGACCCGCCAACTCTTCTTACACAGTGTTCTGACGGAAAGCTTGACAGATGGCACCCCTGCCTTCTATAATGGCAACATCCTCGGACGCTACTACCGTAAAGATTATTTTGAGTATGATGAAACGAATTCTGGCATTGACAGCACTGACACTAACTAGTTCTGCTTGTGCATATCCTTCTATTACTGAGATTGATTCTCCCCCTGCTGTAGAAGTTCCTATTATACAGTATGAACTCACATGGAAATGCGAAGATTGTACTCCAGAAGAGCAGTTTGTTCTAGAAGAACTTCAGGAACAAACTAAAATCAAAGATCGTAATGCCCTTGCTACGATCATGGGTAACATTAAGCAAGAGAGTAAGTTCATCTCCAACATTTGTGAAGGTGGTGCTCGCGTATCCTACACTGAATGTAAGGTTGGTGGATATGGTTTGATTCAGTGGACTAGTATTGGTCGCTACAAGGGTCTTGGTAACTTCTGTGCTAAATATGTGTGCGATCCCAGTAGTCTGGAAGGTCAGACTCGCTGGATGATTAACGAACCTATCTTTCAACGTGTCCTCCCACAATTTGAAGGCGGTGGACAGACTGTATCTTACTATATGAAACCTGCTTACTACTGGTTGGGATGGGGCATCAAAGGCAACCGTGAAATCTATGCATATGACTACACTAAAAAAATGGTTTTAGCATGACATATCCAGCACCAATATATCTCAAGGATGATCCTTGGTTTGGTTCTGCTACTTTTTCTCTCCACCAAAAAGAATATAAACTTGCTTACGATCAAGCAGTAGCAGAAAATCTTTTACTTGTTGATACCTATACAGAAGTAAAAAATATACATCAGGTGATGTATGATATTGCCACTGTTAATGGCAAGACTACCACACAACTCAATCCTATTGGTTGGATGTCTGGTATAAGTTAGGCAACTAACTTTTTTTGTCTCAGTAGCTCAGATGGATAGAGCAATTCACTTCTAATGAATTGGTCGGGGGTTCGAGTCCCTCCTGAGACGCCTTGTCGGTATGGCGGAATTGGTAGACGCGCCAGGTTTAGGTTCTGGTGTCTTATGACGTGGAGGTTCAAGTCCTCTTACCGACACTCGCTCGAATAGCTCAGAGGTAGAGCACCTCCTTTACACGGAGATTGTCGGGGGTTCGATCCCCTCTTCGAGCATTACTCATATGAGGTTAAATGCTTACTAATGTTATCTGCAAGATGTAAATTATGCAACAAAGAACTGACAAGCAATAGCAAGGTTCAGTTCTGTGGGTGTCCAAATCAGATGAAGGTTGTGGACGATACCGTGGGAGCAATTGATCTAGGTCAAGTGGTTCTAACGAAACATGACAATAATATTAAATATCATGGTATCCTGACACCGGATGACCTAAAATACCAGGAGGAACGACGCCAACGCAAGGTCCGCCGTATCACTTTTGAGGAACGCTAATGATTAATCTAGACGCTCGTTATCACGAATACTTACATAGTAACAAATGCTTTACTATCGATGGAGCATGTGAAAAAGTAATCGCCTACGGGTGGACAGATGATGGAGTGACCATTAATGGGTATTATGTCTTGACAAAGAACTATAAACTCCAGTATAATATGAAAGAACAATGTATTTCGATGCAGCAACGCATCGGAGTATAATCAACCTACTGAATATGAAAATTTTCCTAGACACTGCTGACTACGAAGCAATTGCCGACCGCTATAAGACTGGTCTAGTTGATGGTATCACTACAAATCCTACACTAGTTCGCAAGTCCGGTGTAGACTATGTGGAGTTCATTAAAACACTAGCAACTAACTTTGCTTTTGAAAGCATCTCTGCTGAAGTAGAAGGTGACTCTTGCTTTGAGATGCTTACCAATGCTATTAAGTATCGTGATATTGCTGACAACGTTACAATCAAACTGCCTCTCACTGTAGAGGGTCTAAAGGCATGTAAAGAACTCACTGCTCAAGGTGTCGAAACTAACGTCACCTTGTGCTTCAGTGCTGCTCAGGCAGTGATGGCAGCAAAAGCAGGTGCCACATATATCTCACCTTTCGTGGGTCGTATGAATGATAATTCCTTCAGTGGTGTTGAACTGGTTCGTGCTATCTCTGGTCTGTACTGTGCTCATGGTGTTCGCACAAAAATCCTTGCTGCCAGTTTGAGAGATGTCCACCATGTCTCGCGTTGCTTCCTCTATGGTGCTAATGTATGTACATTGCCACCTGCTGTGTTTGACAAAATGTATAACCATGTCCTGACCGATTCTGGTCTGGCAATTTTTGAAAAAGATTTTAAGGAGATCAATGGTTGAAGTTCCGTTTGCTGAATTTGAAAAAGACTTCGATGCATACATGGATCGCATTGAAGCAGGTGAATCCTTTATAGTTCGTAAACCAGATGGAACTGCTGTCATGGCAGTCCCTGCTGAAGAATACAAAGAACTATCAAATCAGGTTACTGATCTTGACTGGGAAGATATGATGACAACACATGATGATGCTAGTTAAAAAGTTAATCGCTAAGTATGTCTCTCTAATTCAAAAGATTCCAGAGAGACACTACTGGCCTATCTTCGTGTTCCTGTCCCTATACTTCATCGTTCCGATGAGTGAGATCACAGTTACACTAGCAGCAATTCTTTACTTCAAGTTTGAAAAGAAGATTGCTCCTGTGGTAGGTAAACTCACCAAGAGATTGCCTAACTGGTTAAGGTTTGGTGGTGGTCTCATCTTCTTCCTTGTGATGATTGATGATACCTTGTTCTACTTTGCCTTGATTGCTCTAGCATTCTGGAGCAGCAAGCAGGTCAGAAAGAAAACTGTCCCACTCCCTTTACATGACGATGAGGAGGTGCTACAATATGGAAGTAACAAGGAACCTGATGAAACCAACAGTAATTCTTGAGAGATCTCCCTACCGCTATGTTCAGTGCGGTCTTCTAGAGATCAATGGTAGACCTGACTACCGCATTCAAAAAATGAATGAATGGACTAAGCGTTATACAGACATGTATTTCCTTGACAATCAGATGCAACTCGACACTTGCCTTGAAGATCTAGAGTATACCAAATGGTTAGACCCTGATCCAGATGTATGTGCCTATCGTAAATTCAATTCTGTGAGAAATCCCTATGTCAATTAAGTCCCATCTTGAAAAAGCAGAAGATTCTGCACGTCAAGCACTTATCAATGCTCTTGCTGAGGGCGAAGATTATTATCTCACTGACCTCTTTAATTTATTAAATGATGTTCGTGAGTTAAATCAAAAAGTTGGTAATACTATTCGTTTTACTGACAACTCATCACAATGGGAAAGTGACAGACTTGAATACAATTTCAATCTGACATCTGATTATCTCGACCGTCCTGGTGGTGATATGGATGCCCTAGATAACGTTCTTGATTTCCCCAAAGGAGACATCGTTATCAATAGAAATGATGATGATACTATCACCTTCAGTTAGTCTCGGTATGACTTAAAACTAGCCCTGGTGCGGGTGAAGTCTTTCGCCGCCTGGTTTCTTACTTCCAGTTAAAGAGTAAGTGGTGGTGCCAAAACCCCTTCCGTGTGGCTGTTTTCTTGTTTAGCAGTTAAAATAATAAAACAAGTGGCGTGCATGTGCTCCGGGAGGTTTGACCACCTCCCTACATGCGGGTGTAGCTCAGATGGTAGAGCGTCAGTTTTCCAAACTGAATGTCGTCGGTTCAAGTCCGATCTCCCGCTTTAATAAATACTTCTAGCTTAGAAATAGTGTCTTCAGGACTGGAAGTATGTCAAAAATTCTTGCAAACCAAATTGCCAACTACGGGGATAACTCTCCAGTAGAGGTAAAGGAGGGTGTAAATATTCCTGCTGGAAAACCACTACAGGCAGCAGGTAATGCTGGTACTTCTGGTCAAGTCCTTACAGCAACTCCTACTTCTATTGAGTGGGCGACACCTTTTGATGGTAGTTATCTTACTCTTACAAATAAACCTACAATTCCAGCAGCACAAGTAAATGCTGATTGGAATGCTAGCGGTGGTAGTGTTGCTGCTATTTTAAACAAACCAGTTATTCCGGCACAACCTAGTATTGTAACTAATGCCGCAGGAACTTCTGCGTTGGCATATAACCAGGCGAACGGAGAATTTACATTTACTCCACCAGATCTTTCTGGTTATGCTGCTAATACTAATGTAGCAAATTGGGATACGGCATACGGTTGGGGTGATCATGCTCAAGCAGGATATGCTGCTGTAGCAAATGCTGCTAACTGGGACGTAGCATATGGTTGGGGTGATCATGGAGTTGCTGGATATCTCACTGCTGAATCTGATACTTTACAATCAGTAATGGCGCGAGGTGCTACTACTTCTGTTCAAATTATTGCTAATGCTGGTGTTAGAGCTGATATTCTTGGCGTTGGTGGTGGCACTGGAAATGGTGATGTCCAATTACAACATAATGATGTAAGTAATGTATCAACACTACAACATCTTAATGTTAATGGATCTCTTGAGATTAAAAGTGTTGCTGGTATTAATCTTAAACCTGGAAGTGCATCTGGTAATTCTGTAAATATCTACCATGATATTGATGGGTCTACTGAATTACTAAGAATTCAAACAACAGATACTGGTGTTGATATTTCTGGTAATCTTAGTGTTTCTGGCACAGTAAGTGGTGTTGATATTGAAGATCTAGATAACGTTAATATTGCTGGTGGACTACAAGATCAGCAAGTTCTTAAATGGGAAGCGTCGTCATCATCCTGGAAACCTGCTAATGATTTAGTTGGTGGTGCTAGTGGTATTGCGTTTAACGATCTTTCTGTTGTTGAAAATGCTGTAGGAACAGCAGCACTATCTTATAATGATACTAACGGAGTCTTTACATACACACCACCTGATCTTACTCCTTATCTAACAACAGAAACTGATCCTATCTTCTCCGCTCATGTAGCATCTGGTATCCTACAGACAAATATTAATCAGTGGACGGCAGCATATGGTTGGGGCGATCATTCTACTGCTGGTTATCTAACATCTCTTGGTGATGCTGGTGGAGTTACTACTGCTAAGATTACTGAATGGGATACAGCATATGGGTGGGGTGATCATAGTGTTGCTGGATATTTAACAGCAGAAACACAAACATTAGATGCTGTATTAACACTCGGAGCAACAACTACACAAGATATTACTACCACTGGTAAAGTATATTTCTCTAATAACTTTGCCACGCTTGGAGATCTTCCAAGTGCAACTACCTATCATGGTATGTTCGCTCACGTTCATGCTGAAAATCATGGATACTTTGCACATGCTGGTGCCTGGACGCAACTAGTAGATACTGGTTCTAACTTAAGTGAACTTGCTGATGTTGCTACTACAGCACCAAGTACCAGTGATGTTTTGACATGGGATGGTGCTAACTGGGGTCCTGCTGCTCCTACTGGGGGAGGCGGTGGTGCTAATGTAACCATCTCAGACACTGCTCCTGGATCTGCTAGTGCCGGTGATCTTTGGTGGGAAAGTGATAAGGGACGCCTAAAGATTTACTACAATGATACTGATAGTACACAGTGGGTTGATGCTTCACCTCCACTAACAAATGAGAACGTGCCTGTATATGTTGGTGAAGTCACTCTTTATAATTCTGGAACCCAAGTTAGTTGGGAAGGTAATAACGGTGTGACAGTATCTGTTAGAACTGCTGAAGGTGGTGGTGGATTCCAAAGTGATTATGTTAGAGTCAGTTTCCCAACAGCATTCTCTGGTCTCAATGATTATACAATCCAAGCTACGGTATATGATCCTGGCACAGTGGGGCATGTTTACGGACACTCTATTCGTAAAACTCACCCACAATATTTTGATATGTTAATTTATAACTTGACATCATCTGCTAATGCTACACAGGCATCAGTTGCTGTTGCTGTCTACGCAATCTAAATACTACGGAAGGAGCATCTTAAGAAATGGCAATTAATTTTCCCTCAACAGCAGGGCAAGCAGTAGATGGAACATTTACCTATGTTGTAGCAGGTATTACTTACTCGTGGAATGGTGAGAGTTGGACTGCTGCAGGATCAGGTGCCACTGCTACTGATAGAACTGTCTTTAGTGCTACTAATGCTTCTGCTTCGGGTGGTGGTTCATTAGCATACAACTTTAATGATGGCGTATTTACTTTTACTCCTCCAGATCTTTCGTCTTATCTGACATCCACTGGTGTTCTTAATACACATACCGATGTCAACCATGGCACTCCTTCTGATGGAGATGTGTTAGCATGGAACCAATCAAATCTTAAGTGGGAAAATACTGCTGCTGGAATTGGTGGTGGACTCGATGCTGATTTCTTAGACGGACAAGAGGGATCTTACTATCTAAACTCTACCAATCAAATTGCTGGCACATTACCTGCTGCTAGACTATCAGGATCTTATAATATTAGTGTTGATGGATCTGCTGGATCGTTAGCATCACTATCTGATGTTGGTAATGTTGTAGAGACAACTCTTACTACAGGACAAGTTCTTAGTTATAATGGTAGTAATTGGGTTAATCAAGATGCTCCTAGTGTTAGAAAAACTATTTCTTATACTGCTACTGGAATTCAAGATAATGTTGCTACCAACATTTCAATTACAACACCAAAAACATATGCTCTATTGAAGATAGAAACATCCCATGCTGTTTGGGCGACATTGTATTCTGATACAACTAGCAGAACAAATGATAGTACTAGATCAGAAACTACTGATCCAGTTCCTGGTTCTGGTGTGTTAGCAGAAATTGTAACTACATCTGCTGCAACACAGTTGATTACTCCAGGAACAGTTTGTTTCAATAGTGGTGGATCTAACACTACGTATGCTAAAATTGTTAATAAGAGTGGCAGTCAAGTAAATTTACAAATTACATTAACTTTAGTTCCATTAGAGGCTTGATATGGATAAACAATATGTTGTAACTCTCCATGATAAAAATGATCTGGAGCACTTTTATAATGAGATGCAACTTACTGGGTTTCCTTTAGTGTTGAAGCGTCCTATGAGTAGGAACACACACTATATTATGACAGAAGAACAGGCAGAAATATTACGTCAAGATCCTAGAGTATGGGGAGTCGAAGCAGTAGATAGTTTCCAAATTAAACGACAAGTTGTTAACAACGAACCTTATAATATTATTGGAGATTTTTGGAAAGCGGATACTGTAGGTCCAGCAAGTGTAAGTTCTACTGATTTACAGTGGGGACATATTCACTGTGCTGGAGATCAAGCACAGAGAGGTAAGGGACAATTTGGTCCTATCGCTTCTGGATATTCTTATGAAAAAGTAAATGGTAATGTAGATATATTCAATAGTGGTAAACATGTTGATGTAGTTATTGTAGATGATCCTGTATCTTATGATAGTGAAGAGTGGTATAGTCCATCATCTAATCAAACAAGGTTTGTTCAGTATCAATGGTTCACTGAATTAAATACTGCTGTTGGATCTATAGATGATGACGGACAGTCATTGCCTACAGGAACTATTACATATGGTACTAACTCTGCTACATCTCAGTTCCATGGCAATCATGTAACAGGAACAGCATGTGGTCAGCATTATGGATGGGCGCGAGAAGCAAACATTTATAATATGGCAGTTACGGATCCATGGCCATCGGGTCAGCAGGTAGGTGCTTTACTTATATTTGATTACCTTAGAGCATTCCATTTAAATAAATCTATCAATCCTGAGACTGGAAAGAAAAATCCTACTATTACTAATCATAGTTATGGTGGTATTAGATCTATGCCAAATGATAACTTACAATTTGCTGATGTAACTGCAGTTAATTATCAGGGAGTTCCATATGATGCTGGAGTACCTGGACCATCCGGTTGGACACAAGCAGGTCTTGAAGCAGATTTTGGGTTAGTATTTGGAGTTGATACATATCCTTCATATTCTTCTGCTGTTGCTGCTGATGTTCAAGATGCTATTGATGATGGTGTAGTTGTTATTGGTGCTGCGGGTAATGATAATTTATTGATGTCAACAATATATCCATTTGTAAGTGAAGACTGGGATAATACTGTAACTATTACCGGCACAGGAACAATATATTATAATAGGGGAGCATGGCCTATTACACATGATACTGGTGCTATCAGTGTAGGTGCTTTAAGTAAGCAAGCAGATTTTAGAAGATCAACTTATACACAATATGGTCCTGGTGTTGATATTTTTGCTCCTGGTGATAATATTCTTTCTGCTTATGGTAATACTGGATTAAATGATTCAAAATATACACAAGGATCTGGAAATTTCTTTTATCCTATTCAGGGAACTAGTATGGCATCACCTCAAGTATGTGGTGTAATTGCTTGTCTTGCTACAGGTAAAGAAAGAATGTCTAATACTGTTGTAAAGGGATACTTAAATCAATATAGTATTGATAATGATATGACTTTCGATCTTAATGGTGGAGGATTGGATGACAATACATGTCGCCAGGGAAGTCCTAACAAGTATCTTCATATTGAAAACCCAAGACGTGTATTTGGATATTTGCGTGAAGTAGAGGGTAATAGATCCACTGGACTTACCTTCCCTAGGACTGCTACATTTAATAGACCAGCTCCCGCACCAGTCCCACCAACAACACAAACATACACGTTTACTGTAGGTAATAGCGGAGCATCACATTATATAATTACTGGAAGTGACTCTACTAGAACACACATTAATGCTAATGATCCAGCAATTAACTGTAATGCCGGTGATACATTAGTATTTAATGTGAGTGCTTCTGGTCATCCATTCTATGTAAAGACATCTGCTACTACTGGAACAGGCAATCAAGTTAGCACTGGAACTATTACCGGACAAGGGACTGTTAATGGTGCTGTCACATGGGATACCACTGGAGTAACACCTGGAACCTACTATTATATCTGTCAGTTTCATGGTGGCATGGTAGGACAGATCATTATATCGTAAGGCATAAATAAACAAGAGCACTAGTATTCATTGGTAGTTAAATGGCTGACCGCTTTCCGTTAATTGTTAATGCAATTTCAAAGAAGATTGAGGAAATTGTATCAGGAGACAATTTAGAATTAACTGGCAACGGGATTGTTGTTAGTGGCGATACTGGTGCTGGTAAGTATTTAAGTAGCGATGGAACTACCGTATTCTGGAATTCTCCTGGTGATGTTTACTTAACACAAACACAAACATTAACTAACAAAACGTTAGAAACTTGTTCACTTTCTGGATCTCTTAATAATGTAACAAACCTTCCAAATAGTTCTCTTGTAAACTCTGGAATTACAATTAATGGATCTACTATTTCTCTGGGTGGAACTGTAATAACCCCTGATAATAACACTACTTATGCTATCGCTGCTGTAGATGGATTATCTGCTAATGAGAAAATTTTAAGATTGACATCTGGTGGAAATTCTGGAGCAGGAATTAATGATGATATTATTATTGGAGTAGGAGCTCCTTCAACTATTCCTTCTGGGTCTAATGCTCTTAGTTTACTGATTGATAGATCTGGTGATGAAATAACTATATCTGGTACAGTAGTTGATAATAATACTATTACCACTTTAGAATCTGGTACTGGTGGAAGTCCTGTTACTGGTGCTGTGGTTCTTTCTGCTGGAAATTTCACTACAATATCACAATCTGGTAATAATATTACTATTACTGGTCAAGATACTGATACAGTTACAAGACTAAGAGCAACTACTGGACAATCTTATAACCCCGGAGATTTTACTTTTCTTTCTGGTGGAGCTACAAATGTAGTTCAGGGTGTTGATGGTAGCAGCAACCCAACTATTACAATTAGTTCTACTGATACTGTAACTAGATTGAAAGGTGGTTCAACCGGCACTTTAACTTCTGGTGATATTACTATTACTGGTGGAACAAATGCTACGGTATCTCAGTCGGGAGGTGTGATTACTGTTGCTAGTACAGATACAAATACTGTTACTCAAATTGCTGCTGATTCAAACACACTTAGTTCGGGTGATTTTAGATTTGCGGGTGGTGGCGCTACAAGTTTAAGTCAGAGTACTTCAAACGGTGTAACAACAATTACTGTTACTTCTGCAAATGATGATACTGGTGCTTCTCTTGGTGCTAGCGGCGGTCTTATTCTTGATAATGGTTCCTTTAAAATAAAGAACGCTAGTAATTTTAGTGGTAACACTATTTTAAAATGGGACTCTGGTAATTCTCAGATTGCTGATAGTTTAATTACAGATGATGGAACTACAATTACTATTGGTGGAGACTTAGTTGTCTCTGGTACACAAACCATTCTTAATACATCTGTTCTTCAAGTTGAAGATAATAGTATTGAACTGCGAAAAGGCAATAATCTTACCGGATCTGATGGTGGTATACAACTTAATCTAACAACAAATTCTACTGGTGCTGTCACATCTTACAATCAATTACAATGGTATAATGCTGGCGGATATTGGAGATCTTGGGATGGATCGGTTGATAATCGTTTTGTAACAGAAAATGAAACGCAAGTTCTTACAAATAAAACTCTTACCTCTCCAACATTAACTGCTCCTTCAATTGGTGCTGCAACTGCTACAAGTATTAATGGTCTTGAGATTACTACTACAGCATCTGCGGTTCTGGAGATTGCTTCTTCTAAAACTGTTGAAGTCAGCAGAAGTTTAGACCTTACAACAAACCAACCAGACGTTTCTACTTCTGTCAACTTCAGAGTGGGTGGTAATGTTGCGTATACATCTGATACTCTCGCAACATTTTCTTCCACTACGTCTACACAGATGCGTGGTTTAATCACTGATACTACTGGTCTTGATAGACTTGTTTTCCAAACAAGTCCTAATTTATTAACAAGCATTACCACTTCATCTACGACCTTTTCTCTATTAAATGCTACTGCAACATCTATAGATTTTGGTGGTGCTACTCAAGCAATGAGTATTGGATCTTCGTCTGGTACTACGACAATTAATAATAGTCTAGAGGTTATTAAATCTTTAACTGTTGGTACTGGAATTTCTGATAATATAGTACTCAATGGAACAGTTAATTCTGCTAATGCAGACATTTTAATCAGAGGAACTCTTACTGATCCTATGTCAGTTGGTAGAGGGGGTGGCGGTGTAGGTTCAAACACCAGAGTTGGTGTTGGTGCCCTACAAAATAACAGTTCTGGTTCGCAAAATACTGCTTTCGGTTATCAAGCATTATTTACAAATAATTCTGGTGCAGGTAACACCGCTTTTGGTTTTGAAGCACTTAGAGCTTGTGGTGTTGGTAATACTAACGTTGCCATTGGACCATTAGCACTGCGTGTTCTTACTGAAGGGGATAATAATATTGCTATTGGTAGAAGTACTTTAGAAACTGCTTCTGCTGGTAATTCTAATGTTTGTATCGGACATTATGCTGGACATAGTGCTACTGGCAGTGGCAATGTTCTTATTGGTCCAGCAGATAATGAAAATACAACTGACGTTACATTTAGACCACCAAATCCATCTGGTAATAGGCAATTAGTTATTGGATCTGGAACTAATGCTTGGATTAAAGGTGATTCTAATTTTGATGTAACATTTGATAATGATGTTCGTGTTGTTGGTGATACAACCGTTGAGGGTAATTTGATTGTTAATGGTACTCAAACTATTACCAAGTCAAATATTGTACAAATTTCTGATAAGAACCTTGAACTGGCAGCAGTTGTTAGTACTCAGTTCCAAGCAACTTGTATTTCTGGAAATGCTACTATTAATGGAGTTACACCAACTACTGGACTAATTCCTGGAATGGAAGTTCAACCCACAACAGTTGGATTTAACTTCCCATCTGGAACTAGAATTGTTTCTATTACTGGAAACAGTGTTGTTCTCAACAACAACGCAGCAGCTGATGGTTTATGTTCGTTTGATGCTATTGGACCTTCTGATTTATCAGCAGACGGTGGTGGAATTACAATCAAGAGTTCTGCCGGTGATAAAACATTGTCTTGGGTCAACCAATATACTGCTTGGACATCTTCGGAAAACTTTGATCTTGCTAGTGGAAAACAGTATAGAATTAATAATGTCAACTTCTTAACATCTACTCAGATTGGTCCGTCAACTGGAGTTATCGCACTTGGTGCTGGTGTAACAACATCATCTTTGACTTCTGTTGGAACTTTAACTGCTCTAACAGTATCTGGTAATGTAAGTCTAACTGGAACAGGATATATACAACTACCTTCTGGAACTGATGCTCAAAGACCTGGATCTCCAGCAGAAGGTATGCTACGCTGGAATGATACATCAAATGTATTTGAAGGATATGATGGTACTGCTTGGGGAGCAATTGGTGGTGGTGTAGAAATTTCAAGTAGTGCTCCTTCTTCTGCGGCAAGTGGTGATCTCTGGTATGATTCTGATGATGCTCGTTTGTTTGTATACTATAATGACGGAGCTACATCTCAGTGGGTTGATGCCTCACCAAACGGAACACCAACTGATCTAGTTGTTTCTGGAGATATTACTCCAGATGTTGATAATTCAAGTAATCTTGGTTCACCAACTAAGCGTTGGGCAAACATCTACTCTGCTGACCTTCAACTATCTAACGAGGGTGCTGCTAATGATGTAGATGGAACGTGGGGTCAATACACAATTCAAGAGGGTGAGGAAGACCTGTTCCTGATAAATAGAAGGAGCGGTAAGAAGTACAAATTCATGCTTCAGGAGGTAAACTAATGGCACTATATGTCAACGGCACAAAGATGTTAGGTGCCCTTGCTAGTGATCCAACTAGCAACAACACTGAAGGAGATCAATACTTCAATACTGTAGAGAATGCTTACAAAATATATAATGGCACTGAGTGGGTAGAGATCTTTACTGACTATGTTCCATCAGGTTCCACCACACTGGGTTGATAAATGGCAAACGAATATTTAAAGAGAACTCCTACCAGTAGTGGTAATAGAAGAGTATTTACATATGCTGGATGGTTTAAGAAAAGTAATGCTGATGGATCAACTCGTTTTGATATATTTAATGCATACAATAGTGGTTTACAGCAAGAAGAAATTGGATTTAGAGCAGATTCTTTACGATATCTGAGTGGTGGTTCAACACTTTATGGATTTGATACTACCAATAAGTATAGAGATACTGGTAACTGGTTTCATATAGTTTTTGCTTTAAACACTACATTAGAAAGTGAAAGAAAAAGAAGTCTTATTTACATTAATGGTGTAGAAGTTGATACAACTACAAGCGGTGGAATTGGTGCTTATGTTGCTAAAAACTTTGATAGTATTGCATTTAATGTTGTAGGTAAAGAGCATAATGTTTTAGCCAGAAAATATAGTTCTAGTGGCAGAGATTATGCAGAAGGCGGAGCATTTGATATTTTCTTCGTAGACGGTCAAGCACTCACACCAGATGTGTTTGGTTTCTATAAAGATGGAGACGGTTATATGTCTTCTGGAACTGAAAAAGCAACTGATTTTAGACCAGGACAATGGAGTCCTAGAGCACCAAAGTCAATCAAGTATACGATCAATCGTAGTGGTGGATTTGGTGCCAATGGATTCTATCTGCCTATGAATGATAGTTCTAATCCTGGTGCTGACTTCCACTGTGATCCTAATAGTATTATCAAACTTAAGGGAGAGGACGTACCACAACCACGTAATGGAGCTCCTACAACTTCTGATGCTTATGTCAGTCAACTGAGAACACAGACAGGTGAATTGTTTAATGATGGTGTCGTTAATTTTACTTCAACAAATAGAAATGCATTACAAGATAGTGGCGATGCAATCAATCTTGGAACTGGTGAATTTACTGTAGAAGCTTTTGTTTATCATAGTGATATTCCGCAAAATTCTTTGCAGTATATCTTTATGAATTCATCTCAGAGCAATACTACTACATTTGCATTTGCTGTTGAATCGGATCGTATTGTTGCTGGTGCATTTGCTGGTAGTTTCTCAAACTCTACAAAAGTAGAAGCAACATTTCCTGCAGGAAGTCTTAAAACAGGTAAGTGGTATCATTATGCTGCTTGTAGAAGTGGAAATACACTCCGTCTGTTTATTGATGGTAGAATGGTGGTGGAGGATACTTCCCACACAGAAAACTATAATAACACCAGTGCGTTTGGGTGTAGAGTTGGATGCGAAGCAGGTGCTGGTGCTACTGCTGCTGGATTTAAAGCCATCAAGGGATTCATTTCAAACGTTCGTGTTGTAAATGGAACTGCCCTTTATACTTCAAACTTTACACCACCAACATCTGCTCTTACCGCAGTAACTAATACTGTTCTTCTTTGTTGCCAGTCTCCATCATCACCAACTGCTGCTGCTGTATCACCTGGAACTTTATCAGTTCTAACTGAGGGAGATGGTCTAACTGCTGGTAGAAATGAATTAGATGCTTCTATTGTTCTTGCTGTTCCTGGTATTTCTACAACTTCCAATCCAGATTTGGTTACTAACGGAAATTTTTCTGTGGATAGTAATTGGGAAAAATCTAGTCAGTGGACCATTTCTGGTGGTTCTGCCTCAATGCCATCCACTGGTAGTTATCAACCATTATACCAATATAATCTTGGATTAATTGGTGGTACTTTATATGTTGCGACTGTTGATGTTACGGCAATTTCCGGTACAGTGAAGTTTGGAACAGCAAACTCTACTGGTGGTGGCATTGGTGGTGATGAAATCTTAATTTCTGCTACTGGTAGTTATAGATATACATTTACAGCTGATGCTGAGGATGGTATAGGTGTGGCAAGATATGAGGGCACAACATCTTCAGTTACTATTGATAATATAAAAGTTGTGGCACTACAGACTGATGTGAAAGATTACTCTGCTGATATCAAAGGTAGTGGAACTAATAAGACACTTACAGCAACTGGTAATGCTGGTGTGGGTTATGAAATTCCTGGATATTATGGAAGTGCAATGACCTTTGATAATGATGGAACAAATGCTTCTGGAAATACAGATGTGATTAATGTTCCAACCAGTAGTGATTTTGTTTTTGGTGGTGATGTTACTATGGAATGTTGGATATATCCAAATGCAACTCCAACTAATGGAGCAGCTATAATTGGTCAATGGCAATCTGGTGGTGGAACAAATAGAAATTTCCAACTAAATTTTAATACATCAAGCCAGGTTATTTCATATTTTAACTCTGGTGGCACTAATTATAATACTGGAAATTCACCAGTATTAGCACTAAATCAGTGGCATCATATTGCTGTGGAAAAATATGGAAGTGTACTTACTTTATATGTAAACGGTGTTGCTGTTGGAGTTGGTGTAAGCACACCAACAGCAGGAAATACTTCTACTGTTCCATTTACAATTGGATCTGAAAGTGATGGAAGCAATGGTGCAGACTATGGATTTAATGGTCTTATACAAGATGTTCGCGTCTACAAAGGTCTAGCAAAATACAAAGGTGGTTTTGATGTTCCCAAACCTTATACACCAGTAGGTATTGAGGCATTTAGAACAACTGCTGATACTTGTAAGAATAACTTTATGACCATGAGTCCTTTATCTGCAAAAAATTCATCTGGTGGCGGACTTAATTTATCACTATCAGATGGCAATTTAACTGTAGCAACTGATGGAACTGCTAACCAGTCAGCAAGAGGCAGTTTCATAGTTTCATCAGGTAAGTGGTATTTTGAAACAACTCTACCTAGTGCTACTGGACTTAGTAGTCAGGCTAGTGGAGTTGGTGTTGTAGCACCAAACATAGGTGGTGTAGATGGATCTAGTGGTCCTGGATACGCAATTTTATATAGAGAAACTGGTGGAGCATTTTTGGGAAATGGATCTAGTAGATCTGATCCAGCAACAGGAACTCATGCTACTTATGTCGCTGGTGATATTATTGGTGTTGCTTTAGATATTGATAATGGAGATGTAGAGTTCTTCAAAAATGGAGTGTCTGCTGCTACATATAATTTCCCAGCACATGCTGTTTCTGGTACAAATTGGACAATTGAATCTTTGGCGAGACAAGGAGATTCTATTGTTGTTCATAACTTTGGTCAAAATCCAACACTATCTGGTAGCTTCACAGCAGGAACAAACGCTGATGATAGTGGTAAGGGACTGTTTAAGTATGCTCCTTCAACTGGTTTCCTAGCATTATGTGGGGATAACTTACCTGCTCCTGCTATTGCTGATCCTGGTAAGTATTTTAAGTCTGTGCTTTATACTGGTAATGGAGTTGGTGGTCATTCAGTTACTGGTGTTGGATTCAAACCAGATTTTGTCTGGTTGAAGGGAAGAGATGGATCATCTTTAAATCATATACTAAATGATGTTATTCGTGGTCCTAAGAAAACAGTATTTACAAATAATGAACTTCTTGAATATACAGATAGAGGAGTAAATAGTTTTGATGAAGATGGTTTTTCTCTTTCATCTTCTGGCGGTGATGAAAATGCTAATGGTGAACCATATGTTGCCTGGTGTTGGAAGGCTGGTGGTGCCGCAGTATTAAACACTGATGGAACTATCACATCACAGGTGAGTGCTAATCAGGATGCTGGGTTTAGTATTGCTGCTTATTCTGGTAGCACGGGAAATTACACCTTTGGACATGGTTTGGGAATTGCTCCAAAATTTGTTATGATTAAGAATAGAAGCAGTTCTTCTACTCCTTGGTTTGTAATGACAAACGCATCAGGTAGTTGGGAATATGGAGATATGTCCTCAGTTTGGGGAGGGGCAGCTGCTCAATCATCTAGTTCTAGTGTTATTGACACTAATAACAATGTATACAATTGGTTCAACCAAAGTGGTAATAATTATATCGCTTATTCGTGGGCAGAAATAGAAGGTTTTAGTAAAATTTCTAGTTATGTTGGAAATGGAAATAATGATGGACCCTTTGTGTATTGTGGATTTAAACCTGCTTGGGTTTTGATTAAAAAAATTAACGGTTCTGGTAATGAAAATTGGAGATTACTTGATTCTTCAAGATGTCCAACCAACCAAAATAATAAACATATTCTTCCAGTTAATATTGGACCAGAAACAACTGAAACTGGAATGGATTTCCTATCTAATGGTTTTAAATTGAGAGATGATGATGCACACCAAAACCAAGATGGAACAACATATATCTTCATGGCATTTGCTGAGTCGCCATTCCAAACAGCTAACGCTAAGTAATAAATACATCAGGGTATCTCTAGTTTAAAATAAAATGGCAATTGTATTTCCAGCAAGTCCTACTTTAAATGATACATTCATTGCTGGGTCTATTACATACAAATGTGTTCAGGTAAATCCAAATAAGTGGATTGGACTGAGTTCCACTCCTACTAATAGATTAGTTGAGGGTAGCAATACGTTAGCGATTGATGGTAGTAATAATCTAGCTTGGACCGGTGGTAATGTTACTTTTGACGCAGGTGGTTCCGAAAGAGTTCGTATAACTTCAGGATTTGGCGGTAATCTGTTAGTTGGAATGGATACTGTATATAATGTGAACGCTACTGCTCATATTAGAAATGGTATCAATATTGTTGCTGAAGATGAAAACGGTGATGTCACAGAAGTCAGTCTAGCTGGAGAACCAGTTGGAAGAATTTTATTTGGTGACACAAGACCTGGAAAATATGCAGGGATTGACTGTATAGCAGATGGAGTTTGCGGCACCAACGATTATCCAGGCAGATTGGTATTTAGAACAACATCTGACGGTAGTAATAACACTGCTGAAAGAATGAGGATAACTTCTAGTGGTCAAGTTCAAATTGCTAATGGTAACCTAAAATTCTCAACAGCAGGAACTGGTATTGACTTCTCTGCTAATGCCAACGCCACTGGAATGTCTAGTGAGGTGCTTGATGATTATGAGGAAGGCACTTGGACTCCTACAACAGTTCTTACTTATAATCCAAGTGGACGTACTATTACTGATGATGGTGTTGGAGCTGGAGTATATGTAAAAATTGGTAAAATGGTCTTTCTTGAGTTTGAAACAGGATACACTGCAATATCTGGTTCTGGTGGATTTAATGTAGGAGTTGCGGGATTACCGTTTCCTGCCGAGGGCACAGTTCAATACTCCAACGCTGGTAATGCTCGAAGTGGAGCGACTGGATCTTTATTTCAATGTGAAGGGATAATAAACAGTCGGATTAGCACACTACGTAGATATGATAACGGCGGTCCCATAAACGGTGCTGACAACTTCGATGGATTTGCGGTTTACAGGTCAACTTAAAACAATCAATAAATACCTCTGCCTAAACCTGTTTAGTTTGGAGAACAATCCTAATGGCATTACAAGAAAAATCAGTAGTAGATAAAATTGAAGTTCTACTCAACGGATGTATTCAAGTAAGAAGAAGAGATCAGATTCTTAAAGATGGTGTGGAAGTTGCTTCTACTTTCCATCGTCACGTAATTGCTCCTGGTGATGATGTAAGCAATGAAGATGATAGAGTTGCTGCCGTCGCTACAACTTTATGGACTGAAGAAGTTGTAGCAGCATATCAAGCAGCACAAGAAGAAACACCTGCTGAGTGATAAATAGAGCTGCCTAACTCTTTACTCATGGAATCAAATCCACAGAAGAAAGAGGAAGCCAAAAAGGAAAACAAATTTGAGTGGGCGGATGAGGGTGTATCAACTCTCGTCCGAGTTATTATTCTTGGTTGGTCAGCAGCAATTCTGACTCTTAATTATGTAACTGTTCCT